GCACTACGTAGTGCTATACCTTGGGTTACTGAACCCACGTATCGAAGATTAGAGATGCGTCAAATATTAGTCAATAAAATGAAGCCTCATGCCATGTTATATCGTAATCCACATGAAGAGTCTGCAGCAATGCGAACTCTTGCCACTATTGCTGGAATTGTACGCTTGGCAGATGAAGTTCGTGATATGGACGATAATATATTGAATATGTGGGGCAGTAGAGAAGAGTACCATCTGCTTAATCAAGCAGGTTTTCAAAATGTTTATTTACATAGACCCGTTGTTGTAGCGCAAGACATAGGACGTGCCATTCCTGATGGTGCGCGTATGTTTGAGCCTACACATCCTTATGATATTTTGTTCATGAGAGATACATACGCTACTACAGCGGGACCTTTAACACCAGGTATTATTTCGGACTTCTTAACTTTATATCATGCTAGAGCAGCTATCTGGATTGGCCAACGATTTGTTGGCACTTCTGGAGAAACAGCTGAAGGTGCATGGGTTCGACAAGGTGAATTTATTCATGCTAAACAAGATGTTGCTAGCAGTGGACATCCACTTCACAGTGCATGTGATTGGATTCATAAAGCGGGTTGCTTGGATGGCGTTAGCTGGACTCAAGTTTCAGCTGTTGGTTTTTTCGATGTAGTTATTTTTAAACCTTTAGTCACCCTACCTTATTTTAGTGATGTAGCAGAAGGTCTTAAAAACAGCGTGGTAGTTCAATCTGCCTCCGCTCTTTATTATCTTCTACCAAGATTACCTAATTGGTGGGGATTGTGTGACAAATTATTAATAGAATATGGAACTACAGTGCGGCTTGACACTAGCTTTTATGAGGCTATGGTTGAGTATTTGAGTAGATCACGCGCTACTCCATTTGCTTATGTCTCATTACATCGAGCTGCTTGTGAGTGGTATAATACTAATCGTCCAACTGTTCAAAAGATGTTTCCTGAATATGTACAGAAAGATATTGAGGTTACTATTTGGAGAGCTTGGTATGATTCCATTACCACTCGCTGTTATTTGGCAGCAACTTTGCGTACCGCTTCAGGAGAAGCTGGGGGCCAGTTACGTGACCATAGTGAGAATATCACTAGTCCATTCATACCAGGTATATCATTCAAAACCATTTTTGCATTAGCTGGAGTTGGTGCTGCCATCTTGTATGCGTATTCGTTGTATAAGAGAATAGCAGCTTATTTGCCACAGCTATTGCCAGCTAGTTGGTTGACTAATATTTGCAAATCATTCCGTTCCAACTTAAATAGTACCGTATATATTGCTGTAATTGCACCGTGTATTGAAGAATATCTTAAACATTATCACCCAATTATTGGGAGTGCCTTAATTGGAGCTGAAACTGCATCAAATATAGTCACCTATGGAATGGGTAGTGCATTGACTGGCTTAGCGTGTCATGTCACTACTTGGGGGTTGCCTTTGCCTGTTGCTATAGCAACTCACTCTATTTACAACATAATATCTCTAGCTGCTGCAGTTCCCATTGTTACACCATGGGAGAACTGGGTCAAAAGAATTTATGTTGATCAAGATCTTTCAATTGCAGAGAGCGTTCAAGAGAGCTCTCATACTACTTTTCCACCATGTAAATCGTACTTTCCGCGTTACACCGTATCTAATACAGTCAAGAGAGCGCTTGATCCTACTTTGGAGCAAGCGTTTACCATTTCTAATCCCGAATACAAAGATGATGCCACATTACGAGGGGGACCTTGTTTTGCAATTTGGCCTACTAATATTTTCACTGGAGCGTGTTCGACAAATGCAACTAACTTACATACTATGTATGTTACTCGTTTGTTGAATGCACCTGTGAGTGATAGCCAGCCACATTTTGCTACCTACCTCAATAAATATGTCGACATGTTAAAACAAGAGAGTGTTGTCGATATCACTCCATCTTTGTTGTCAGCGTGGTTGCTTTCATTTCCTCCTGGTAGAAAGCGTAATCGTATTAAGAATGGCATTACAAATTTTCTTATCGATCCTCTACATTATGATTCTGCTGCCTATCGTTCTATTAAAGTATGGGCTAAAGCAGATGAATTTTTAGTGCGCTCTTTAGGACAAGTGCCAGATTTTAGACCACGCCCTATCGCTGGACCCGAACCAGTATGTTTGTGTGCTTATGCTCCAGCTCTTGATATATTAGCAAATGTTTTAAAAGAGAAATATTTCAATGCCCATTTCCTATTTAGCTTGGGTCGCTTCAATATGACCGTTAAGTGGGCGTGCGGTGTTAGTGAAAAAGAACTTGGCATCTGGTACACAGATGCTTTAGCAACTCGTGATTGCTATTCTCTCATTGTTCTTGGTGATGACTCATTATTAATTGATACAACACATAGAGATCCAATATTTTGGGTTTCTGATTTTTCTGCTTATGATCAATCACAACGTTTACCCCTTCTTCAAATTGAATGGAGTTTCCTTGTTAAATTGGGATTACATCCTGATTCTTTAAAGGCCATTCAAACTCTCTCACATGCAACTTATACATCTGAGGACAAAACCACCGGAATGACACTGCGCTTGCGTCGTGATCATCAAACTTTTAGAGACACTGGAGGTGGTGACACAGCGATAGGTAATTCTATTATCACGTCATTGTCGTATATGTTTGCTTTTGACATCTTGGATGTCAGTGAAGAGAGAGTCAAGGAACGTTTTACACAGTTAGCATTGAAAATTAAATTACGAGTTACCACCGATGCAGCACAGGTGGATTTTCTCAAGGGCATTTGGTTGCCCACCACCCGAACTAAACCCAATGATCCTCCATTTGTATGGACAATTTTACCTAGTCGATTTTTGAAGTTCGGAGTTATGCGAGATGATCCTAGAGTGCTTTACAAAGAAGAGTCATTTGAAAAAGCTTGCCTTTACCATTTAACAAATGTTGCTAAATCTTATGCACCTTATACAAAAGTTCCTTTATTAAGAGCGCTTATACAGCGCTTTGCTGGTTTGAAAGCACCAGCTTTGCCTTCATGGTGGATTGGTGAACATGCCGTCTTAACTCAGATTACAGGTGATGAAATGACGGTTACTGCTGAAGATGCTATAGCAGCTTATACGAGACGATACGATTTTGATATGCAGTATTTATTGCAGCTGGAGCAGCTTATTGCTCAACAGCCTTTATTTACTTTCTTTCAACATCCTGTGTTTGGCGTAATGGCCAGACGCGATTATGAGTAAGGTTCCAGTGTGACTCTGTAATTTTTATATTGCAACAGGCCTCACCAGCCAAATTTAAAATACAAAGAAATTAAACACATATGGCCACACAATTTAGTGGTTCAATACGTAAAAGTACAAATCGCCTTCTTACCTCTGCAACTAATGCCGTTGCTAAGAAGATGGATAATTGGGGGAACGCTCCTCCAAATATTCGTAACCGCCGCCCTAAACAAAAACGTAAACCTCGACAACAGAGAAGAGGAGGGTATAAAGGTGGTTCTATTACAGTTCCCGTTCCTCTTAAAGGTAACAGCGCTCGTTCAACTGCACCAGTAGCAGAGAAAGCGCGTGGTAAAGATGTTTTGACAGATATTGCTCTAATGAGTTCAGCTACCTATTATCTAGGTGACACCACCTATGAGAAAGGCATGCAGCTCTATCAGTTCACTTTAAACCCAACGTCAATACAAACCTTTTCGAGAGTGCCAAACATCGCTGAAAATTTCCAGAAATATAAATTGAATCGTTTGGCAGTCCAATATCAACCTCAAGCAGGATTTGCTCAAGTGGGTGAGATGGTTATTGTTTTGTCACCAGATCCAACAAAAGAATTGCCCCACACTTGGGATGAATTTGTTGCTATGAGTGGCGCTACTGTCAATTCTGTCTCTCAGCAGCTTGATAAAGTCTTTAATAATAATGACTTGAATCATTCTCCAACTGAAAAGATGGTAACATTGGCAGATACAGATGAGCCAGAAGATGATAGCGTCCTTCACTCTTATGGACGCTTGTTTATTGCCACGAGAGGCAATACTACTACTAACATCGTTAAATGCGGGACTGTTGCCATAGAATATGGCTTTGACTTTAAAAGTACTAATGTACAACCAAAGAAACCGAACGTCACTGTAGCGCGTTGGCCTACTACCACTACGTATCATCTCAGTTTTTCTGAGGCGACACAAGTGCAAGGCTATCCGCTTATTTATGATCGTCCAGGTTCAGTAGTGTATTATAGTACCGGACCGTGGTTAGTCAACCGCGATCACCGTCGCTCAATGATAATTTGTTTGAGTGGCGTTAATACAGGAGCATGGAATGCCACTGATTTGAATATCTATACTTCTGTTATGGGTAGTGCACTCGATGATGACGCTGTTGCACTTGTCCCATTCTTTTCCCATGATGTTGTCGCATCACGTGGTACACGCTGGTTCTTTATTCCAGCTTCAACCCACTTCTTTGCCATACATGTAGCATATGCAGCAGTTTCAACAATTACTGCATTGTTTTTCCGTTGTTCATTTTTGCCTACTTTCGCAACTTGAATATAGAAATGTAAGAGTCACACCAGCACTTCTCCCAAG